GTGTAGGAAGCACTGTATTCTTCCATCAGCAAAGTAAAATTATTGCTAGTTCTCATACTTTTGAATATATTGGTGCTGGTAATGAAATAGCATCAGCTACACCTAAACGTGGTGGAGTAACTATTCAAGCAAATGAAGTTCTTACATCAAACGGGGGAAGTGTAGTTTATACTAGCACTGACCAATCAGGTAATTTTAGAATAGGTGATGACTTCCAAATTGATCAAACTACTGGTACAATTAGTGGAAGATCCTTTAGTAAAAGTCTATTCTCTGAAATGACACCATTTATCCTAGCACTAAGTTAAGATGGCCCAATTAGCACTTAATAAATTTCAAACTGAGACTCTGGTATTAACTACCTCGAATCAAACAATGTATACTGCTCCTACAGGGTATACTTCTATTGTCCTGTATGCACATATATCTAATTACGGATCTGCAGATACTACGGTAACAATGTCTCATGTAAGAAGTAGTACTACAACTGAAATAATCAAGGGTGCTAATGTACCTGTCAATGATGCTTTTGTCCCTATGGAAGGAAAATTAGTATTAGAAACAAATGATTCAATACAAATTTCTGCTGGTGCAAACTCAACTTTAAAATGTATTTTAAGTATTCTAGAAACTGCAACGTAAACCAATGCCATACATAGTCGGCCCAACTACTCCTAGTCACTTAAATATGAGTGCTGGTATTGTTCAATCTGGTATTAAAACCACGGAAGCAACTGGTGCGAATAATTTGGTTTCTTTAACGGCTGCTGATTATCAATCAGTCGATTATCAAATACAAGTAGTCAGAGGAAGTAGTTATAATTCAGGATTAATAAAAGTAATTCATGATGGAACAAATACATATATGACTGAGTATGGTAATATAAATCAACCAAATGTAGGTATAGCAACATTTTCAACTGATGTTAATAGTGGTGATCTTAGGTTGCTTGCTTATCCCGATGCAGCTACTGCAACAACGTTTAAATTTATCTATAGTGCAATAAAATCATAAATATAAAGGTAGAGTCTGTTATTTAATGAAAAAGTGTCCTCCAGGTGAGTACTATTGTAATGATAGTAAAAAATGTAAGAAGATTCCTAGCGGTTATCATATAGGTGCTAGAGGTTATCTTGCTAAAGATAATGAAAATGGAAAGAAGAATGGTAATGGCAATGGAACCAATGGATACTCCAATGGTAATGGTAATGGAAATGGTAACGGATCTAACGGTGGTGGTAATGGTGGAGGAGTAAGTGAATCCACATACCTACCAAGAAGAACAGGCAATATAATAGATGTTTATGTTGGTTGGAGAGGAAAAGGTTACATGATAAAAATGTTTTTCCCTCAAATCAAAAAACCTTCACGCAGAGAAGTACTGGATCAAGTGAGAAAAGTGTATCCTGGTGCTCAACTCTGGTCTTACCAAGTTTCCAA